AGATAGGCGGAACAAAAGGCCGACCTTACAAGCCTGTGAGAATACTGAAGAAGCGCATCACGACTAAGACAAATACACAGGTAAAAAACGACAGTGGAACTCCGAAAACTAAAGTGATCAAGCTAAGCAAAAAAGAAGACTTGACAGGATACAAGATGGACTTTGCGCCAAAACAGGATAAACATTATCCAGGTACAAAGTTATATAACGATGCAATAAAGGAAGGAAGGTATCCGTCATACTTTACAGTTTCAAGGGAAGAATTAAAAGAACTCATTCTAAAATATGCTCAAACGGGTATCAATCAGTACACAACATCTCAAGAGTGGCAGAGTCGAGAGATAATACTGGACTGTGACAAGGTGATAGGTTATGCTGTAAATAGAAATACAGGCGCTAAAGTAGAAACGAAGTACTTTAAGATTCATTATTCGAAAAAGAAAGGGTTTCATGCAGTACCTGAATTTCCTTCGAAAGGAGCCTTGAAAGAATGAAAAAGTTAACAAAGGACGAATTTATGGTGGCCTGGAGTTTAGACAGGGCTAAAATAGTATTTAAAGATGGAAGTACGTATATAGGTTGCGCTACATATATATCAGACGCCGACAGTCCTGACGACGTAGATGAAATTGAGATATTTGTCGAGGGCGGCGGACTAATAGGAGCGCCATTATCAGAAGTAGAGGAAATAATCGAATTAGATTAGGAGGCAGAACATGTCGGAAGACTTCAGAACGATATACAAAATACTATCAATTCTGCAAAAATCAATGGACTTTGAAGTTCTAGACATCCGAAGACTTTCAGCGGACAACCTAGGCATCACAGAACCAAAGAGAAAAGCAATTCTAGGCATGCTACTGAAAAATGGATACATTGAGGGATTCCAGGTGATCCAATACATAGGAGATCAAACACCAAACATTGAAGGGTTAGAGGGTATCCGAATAACACTAAAGGGACTAGAATACCTAGAAGAAAACAGCTTGATGCAGAAAGCAGCAAGATTAGCAAAAGGAATTGCGGAAGTACTATAGAACACAACTAAACAAGGACAAGAACCGTGCTAGAAATGGCGCGGTTTTTATTATGCCCTAAGCATGGCATTTAAAAGGCTTGGCTACCCCTCGGCACGGGATATAAAATGCCGGACTCGATACTGGAGTGAACCAGATATAAAAAACACAGGAGGACAAAATGGAGTTTTTAAAAGAAATCTTAGGTGAGGAATTGTACGCGCAGGTTGCAGCTAAGCTAGAAGGAAATAAAACTGTAAAATTAGCGAACCTCGCCTCAGGAGACTACGTCTCTAGAGCAAAATACGACAGCGACATGCAAGCCAAAGAAACGCGCATTCAGGAGCTTACACAAAGCGCCAAGGATTTTGACGGAGTAGACGTAAAACAACTACAAAAAGACGTCAACGACTGGAAAACAAAATATGATCATGACTTGGAAGAAACAAAACGTGACAGCGCAATTCGTTTAGCTATCGCGAAATCTGGTACCTTATCTGAAAAGGCCTTAATGGGGTTACTAGATAAAGACAAAATCAAGCTTGATAAAGATGGAAACCTGACAGGACTTGACGAACAAATCGAAGCTATCAAGAAAGAGGACAGCTTCTTATTTAAAGCGGCAGAGCCAGAAAAGCCAAACAAAGGTGTTGATGTCAAACTTGATGGGGATCACGGCGGAAATCCAAAGCCGGAGGAACCTACAACTCTAGCCGCAGCAATCTCAGAACACTATAAAAATTAGGAGGAACTAAAAGATGCCAATTACATTAGCAGATTCTAAAGTCGGTTTAGCCGATCACGTAGATCAAAAAGTTGTTGATGAGTTTCGTAGAGACTCTTTTATTTTAGACAGATTAAAATTTGATAACTCAGTATCACCAGGAACAGGCGGTTCAACATTAACATACGGGTATTTGCAACTCAAAACGCCATCATTAGCAGAAGGTCGTAAATTGAATAGCGAATATCAAGCTGGAGAAGCAATTAAGACACAAAAAACCGTTAACTTAAAAATCTTTGGTGGTGCGTTCGAAGTGGATCGTGTTTTAGAAAAAACAGCCGCAAGCTCAGAAATTTCATTCCAATTAACCGAAAAAATCAAAGCCGTTAAAAACAAATTCCATTATGACTTTATTAATGGAAAATCAACAGCTAAAGGGAACGCAGGAACTGATAACACACCATTTGACGGCTTAGACGTTTTGGTCACTGGAACTAATACAGAGGAAAAGAATGCCGCAGCACCATTCGACATGTCATCAGCTGCAAAAATCAAAGAAAACGCGAATGAATTCATGTACGCTTTAGACACTTGGTTATCAAAATTATCTGAAAAGCCAGACGCTTTATTAGTAAATCGCAAGACAGCTACAATGCTAAAAACTGTAGCTAAAATGCAAGGTTACTATGATCGTACAAAGAACGACTTCGGACAAAAAGTCGAATACTACGACGAAATCGCTATTGTTGACATGGGAGAATACTTTGACGGAACAAGCACAAAGATGTGCGTGCCTATTGACGCGAAAACAGGAACAACAAGCATCTACGCTGTAAAACTTGGATTAAACGCCGTTCATGCAGTAAGTCCAAAAGGAGACAAGATCATCTCAACATATTTACCTGACTTAAGTAATCCAGGAGCAGTTAAAAAAGGTGAAGTTGAAATGGTTGCAGCAATCGTTTCAAAAGATACTACAAAAGCCGGTGTATTCCGTAACGTTCAAGTGGCTCCTGTAGCGTAAGGAGATAACCCATGATCCTAAGCTTTGAGGAATACACAGCCTTAGGTGGAACGCTACATGATGAAGAAGAGTATTCACAAATAGAGCCAAGAACCGAAAGCCTTTTAGAAGCCTACATTCGAGAGAAGATTCCATACTGGAAAGTTCAGGCTTTGAAAGACTACGACATGGATCTAAAAAAAGCAGTCCTATACCAGATTGACTTCATAGAAGCACATGGCGGAATGGATTGCTTTGTGGGTTCTAGCGATATGAACTTCACAGGCGCAACCACTAGCGGTTTCTCGTATTCCGTAGATAATGCGAAAACGATAAGGTTCCATGACATACCCTTATCAAGCCTAGCAATATCAGAGCTCGACTACCAATTACTCAAAGCAGGACTAGCCTGCCAGGCGGTATGGTAAAAAGCCCGAGATGGCTTAGGCCGCACACAATAAAAGTCATGAACATTCTAGGCGAAGAAAACCTGGAAGAAATTACGTCAACAGTAACGGTCCAACACGTAAAGGTTTCCAAAACAAAAGCCCGGACTTATGGACAGACGGGTGCCAGTAATTCCGATACGATCCTCATAACGATAGACGTGAACGATTATAAGGCGGACAAGGTTCTAGTTTCCCCTTCAGAATTTAAGACGCCAGATACCCAATTCACAATTAGAACCGGGGACCGTATCGAAGTACACGGCGACATTTACGAGATTACAAATGTGAATATCCTAAATCCCTTGCGAAACACGCCTGAATTTATAGAGGTAACATGTGAGTGAGTATCATCTAAAAGTTATAGTCGATATCCCGGTGGCACAGCTACAGGCCAGAGGAACGAAAGCGCTCCGCCGATCTAGATTGAAACTAAAGCAGCTTATCGTTCAAGACACGAACAAAAACGTGCCTATCGGAAAAGGAGCGTTGAGAACATCAGCCTTAAGATGGGCCGCACAGGATAACGACTGGATCGTATGGGATACACCATACGCACACTTTCAACATACAGGAAGAGTGATGGTCGGAACCCATAGCCACAGCCCATGGGCTAAACACGGAGAAACAAAAGTCTATACAACTCGAAGTTTGAGCTATAGACAAGGAGGTTCGGAGTGGTGGCCTAAAACATTGAAAGCACGAAAGACTACCTGGATGGAAGGCGTGAAAAAGTTTTTTAAGGAGGAATTCAGATGAGTGAAAAGAAGATCATAAAGCTGGAAGACGTTAAACAGATTGAAGATGGATTATATACTTTCTTTTCTTCAATCAATATCAACAACATACCGTGGTGCCTGGAGTATTTCAACGACTCCAAGCACACTGCCTTGCTTTTCAAAAGTAGTGGCTACACGGAAGAAATAGAACACTATCTGGGTGGTGGCTATAGAGCTACATACCCTTTTGAAATTTATATTCAAGCAAGCAGAAAGGACACGAAAGCACGCCTGGACTTATCCAGAATACTGTATGCACTAGCACAGGCACTCTCGGAGGAAGAGGCGCAAGGTTTCCCAAATCTCGTGCTAGACGAAGCAACACCGCAAGAGGTCACGCTCACAACGCTACCTTCAGACTACACGGGAGAAGAGGCCGCGCTTTCAACTTTCTATTGCTCTATGACATTAACCTACGAAAAGAAAGGAAGGTTTGAATAATGGCAGCAGCAGAACTACCTAACAGAGAACTCAAGGTCGAAGACAACCTACATTACGTCAAATTCACAGGCTCGGAGAGCTACGTT